TTAGCTGTATCTTGTACAGAATAAACAACATCTTCGAACATAGTTGCTATATTCATGCCTTGTTGTGCATCTATTGTATTTGTTTGTGTTGTTTCATCATTATGTGTATAGGTAACTTCTCCTTCATTATTCATAGCACCTATAGTGAAACCTACTTCATATACGTCATGATCAACAGGTAATGTAAACTCATAATCATTCGCTGTACCACCATGTTTTTGATACTCTAATTCCATGTGGTAATTATCCATACCACCGTAGTAATCCCAAGTGTTATCTATTTTTACTAAAGAATTGTCTGTAGGTGGTACTACAATATCAGTAGTTTGTTCTCCACCATTATCACCACCATCAAATGTTTCTGTTTCTACTACTTCTTCTGCTAATACTGGAACTGGTACAACAAGAAATAAAACAAGTAATAATCTAAGTAGCACTATTAACTACAGATTTCCTCCACCTCATTATTTACCTTCGCAATTGCAACTGCCACAACAATCCATTTTAGCTCCTCACATCAGGTTGCCGACAAGTGCAGACAATGCACCAACAGCAACAATCCACCCAAACAACTCTTGCCTTCCAATTTTAGTATTAACCTTTTCATGTAATTCATCTATTTGTTTATTAATTTCTTTTTGACCTTCCAATATCATCACTAGCATTTCTTTCTGTGTAAATCCGTTTGGCATAGTCATTATGGCAGATCCTCTGGTCTTGAAATCCAATCCCATTCTTCATCCCAATCATGCTCAATTACAGTTGTTTCAGAATGACTTAAATATTTAAGTAATGTATATACTTCTTTGCATATATAACCTACAATAAAACCTATAATATAATCCATGATTTAGAAATTATATCATATTAAATTCAAACCTTTTAAATTTTGCTTAAAACTATCTTTGTTCCAAGTACCAAAATCATCAAAAAAATATTCATCATTTTCTAAATTGTCTACAATTTTTTTGTAAATTTGATCATTTAAAATATAACTACTATTTTGTTTTGCATAATTCCAAAATTTTGTTTTTTGTTTAGGATTTAAATAATGTAAATTAATAATCATTTCTATTTCTTTTATATAATTTTTGTAGTACATATTTGCTTCTTGCTGTGTAATATTATTGTTTAATAAATCCCATGTCCATCTATTAATTCTATCTACTAAAGCTAAACTTGTTGCTTCTAAAGGTTCAAGAAAAAAAGATGAGTTACCATTACAAGCAATATCCTCTACAAAGTTTTCTTTTCTGTAATAATTTTTAAATTCAAAAAAATTTTTCTTTGTTGGATTATTGTAACCTTCTTTTTTTAAATACTTAAACATTTCTTTGTACACTTCATCTTTATTTGAAATATTTGTATTGTACAAATAACCAAAAGATACTCTGTCCTGTAAAGGTATACCAAACATCCAACCACGTTCCATAGCTTTGCATAATGTATAATCAAAATATGTAATAGGTTTGTAGTGCAAAACACATACTGCATTAACATTTATATTTTCAGTCAATGTATAGTCAGAATAATCTGTTGGTCTGCCTGAACAATCTATAACATAATCAGCATCAACGTCATTTATATTTACATTTTTATTTATTAAATTGCACTTGTTTTTAGCAAGCAAGTATTCTTGTAATTTTATAGCATCAATGTGTATAGACGCTGCAGGTAAATAAAAACTGTGGAAATAATTAGTTTCGGACCAACCATCATAATAAATACCTGTCTTTACAGTACCATTTAATTTTCTAATTTCTTCCCAGGTAACTCCTAGTGTGTAATTTAATCTAGTAGGTATGTGTAATGTAGTGCCTTCTCCAACAGTTTGTTCTTTAATGCTACTGTCGTAATAAAGATCTATTTCGTAATCAGTGTAAGAATTAAAGTGATTTAAAGCTAACGCACCTGCAGTACCTTTACCTAATATAGCAAGTTTCATTTGTTTTTTGTTTTATAATTTTTTTGGGTAATAAATAATTCTCTATGTTCTTTTCTGCTTTGTTCATATTCTTCTTGTGTTCCATTACGACAAGTTAGATTT